ACATTGCAGCAGTTGCAACAGGAACAATTTCAGTAGCGGATGCTTGCACAGCAGCAGCAGAAGCAGGATTCACAGTAGCAGCAGTTGAAGGTACAGCAGACGGCGATCACATCGCAATCCAAGGTACAGGCGCAATGCCAACAATCGCAGGTGTAACACTAGTTGTAACATTCGCAGACTAATATTAAACAAAAACGTTTAAACTTAAAAGCCTCGCTAGTCGGGGCTTTTTTGTTGACTAGATAAATACACTTATATTAAGGAGTTATAGAAATGGTAACAAGAAATTCAACAAATGTGTTAGAGTTTGATGTACAAAACTTTGGTGCTCCTGTGAGCTTTTACAGTATTAATACTGGTAGTTCATTAGCAGGAGAACTTAATCCAGGAGAAGCAGTTGAAGCAATTGTAGAACTAATCGGCAGAGAAGGCACACTTCTTGCAGTAGGTGCAGAAAGTAATGGTGCATTTAGAATTGCAGTTGAGAATAGTACGTGGACTGCAGCAACATTAGAAAATGCAATGCAAAGTTTAGGTGCAACAGTTGGCGACAATGATTACGATTGTAGTACTACTACCGTAGCAGATTTCAACTTTTAAGAGAGTGACGTAGACAGAGGAAATTTAAATGCCAAGAAAAAAACCCGAAGAATTAAAAAGTGCTGGAGGCCCAGGCAAAGTTGCAAAAACTTCTGAGCCAAAAGCACAAGTTGGTGCACCAACCCCAGTAGCACCAGTAATACCAGCAAGCGCACCAGCGCCAGTAACACCGCCAGCAGGAGGTTTCCATGCAGCAGATGTCAACGGTGATGGTATCGTCGACGACCAAGAAAAAGCAATGTATCTTGAATTTAGACGTAAAGAATTCGAAGATGCAGATGCAATGCGTGATGCACAACGTAGCATGGCGTGGTTTGCACTAGGAGGCATGTTGCTTTATCCTTTTGCTGTAGTACTAGCAGTTTTTCTTGACTTAGAAAGCGCAGGTACTATACTAGGTAATATGGCAGCAACATACTTTGTTTCAGTTGCAGCCATTGTAGCAGCGTTTTTTGGTGGACAAGCGTTTACACAAACAAAAAAGAAATAAGGTAACACATGCAAGATTTTTATATCCTTCAACGTACACCGCAGGCATTAACTGCAGAACAAGTACAAAAATGGTTTTACACTATTGATATGTTAGGCCCCGATGCTATCATGGCAGGTGACGATGATACTAATAGTTTAATGTTAGGTATGCAAGATACAGAGTATTTGTATATTGTTCCATTGGTAAGACATCTTACTGCAGACGAAGCAGAAAGAATAGTTGAAGGATATATGCGTGTTACAGAACATGATTTTGAAATTGAAACTAGTAATGTTTATCGTGCACAGGCAAACTTCGGTCACCCATTTGAATATGATATTCAAATGGACGAAGGTGCAAGAGAAATTATACATCTAGCAATGGAAAGACAAAATCACAATAAATGGATTACAGAACAACAAGACAAGGGATGGAGATTTGGATTAAATTTTGATCAAGTTAACAAAACACATCCTGCTATGCGTCCTTGGGACGATTTGCCTGAATCATATAAACGTAGACGTATTCGTGAAGATAAAGAACTGCTAGATTATTATGCTAAAAATAAAGCCAACTTTGGTTGACTTTACATAAAATATACGCTATACTGTGTATAGTAAAATTACATGACGGAGCGTATGTCTATGAATGATCTTAAATTTACTACAGCAGGCGACTTTTTGAAGTCTCAGCAAACAAAAAGAATTGGCTTTGCATGTAAGTATTTGCATCATGACCAAAGCATTAAAAAGAAGTTACTAGAGGATATACAGCGTCCTTTCAATGAACGTGCTACTACTATTACATGGTTAAACAATCAAACTCGTGATGTAGCAGAACAACGTTTATATGAAATTATAGAGCACAACATTAGTGCACTAGAAAGGTTGATTAGATATGTTGGATCTTTACCACCCGAGTTACGTATGGTTCGTATTGGAAGTGGTCTTCTTCCTGCTTATACTCACAGTGATTGGTCTTATTTCTATCGGCAATCAGATCTCAGAACAAGGCTCGAGCGAGCGTACAAAGCAATTGGCGACATTGCACGTGAGTTTGATGTACGCTTGTCTATGCACCCTGGTCAGTTTACCGTTCTTGCTTCCGATAATCCGGATGTAGTTGAACGCAGTTTAGAGGAGTTTGAATATCATGCGGATATCATCAGGTGGATGGGGTATGGTCAGAGTTGGCAAGACTTCAAATGTAACGTCCACATCTCCGGCAGAAAAGGTCCGCAAGGTATCAAAGACATCCTTCCAAGACTCTCTACAGAAGCACGAAACACAATTACCATTGAAAACGAAGAAAATGCGTGGGGACTCGAATCCATACTCGAGCTAAGTAAACATGTAGCACTAGTGATAGATATACATCACAATTGGGTGCGTACAGGAGAATATATTGCACGAGATGATGTTCGCATTAACCGTATTATCGATAGTTGGCGGGGTGTCCGTCCTACTATGCATTACAGTCTTAGCCGTGAATCTTTACTGGAAAACGCTAGACCAAGTGTACGACCAGACATGGACACACTACTTGAACAAGGATACAAAAAAGCCAAACTAAGAGCACACAGTGATATGTGTTGGAACCATGCCTGTAACGACTGGGCATTGAGTTTTTGGGATGACTTTGACATCATGGTAGAAGCAAAGAATAAAAACTTGGCTAGTGCACAATTATATCAACACTACTTAATGCAAAAAGACCCATTTACAAGTAAGGCAGCATAATGGATTATGAAAGCGATTACAATCTAGTTCGTGAACAAGAAGATGATAAGATTCAAACATTTTATCTAAATGGCGAAGAACATAAGTTTCAGTGTATCCCAAACAAAACTACAAACTTTGATATTTTTATGTTAGCCAATCCTCAGATTAGTATGGAAAAGGCAACAGCAATTTGGGACTACTATCGTACAATGTTTATTAGTGCTAAACTTACTGGCGAATCGTTAACAAGTTTTAGAACAACCCTACAACGTTTTATTGAAAACAAATCGTATAATGATAAAAATAGTTGGGGACATCGCACTAGACAAGATGACATTAATAGTTATATTGGACTTGCACGTTGGTTGGAACTACAGTTTAATGTAGATACAACAGTTCAACAATTAAACGAAAACACAAACATTAAAACACTAGAAGATGATGCAAGTCGTATACTAGGTACTGTTCCATTTAATAATTACATCAGTTACTTTACAAACGATGTACACAAGAAACTAAAAAATCCTGCAGATTACGATAGCAGAAAACTATTTGTACGTAGTGTATATGAATATACACACAAAGAAATCAGATGGTATGTATGTGCAAGCGAATACGGCGCAGTTAAAGTATGGGTACACACAAAACACAATGCATTTTTACCTATGTTTGAAAACCGTATTAAGAATGGTACTACTATTAACGTAGTAACAAGCAAAATATTGCATAATATTGACAACACCACCCCATATATTAAGATTGAGAACTTTTTCTTAGAGGAATAATCACTAAATATTTTTATGAGAGTGATTATTTTTTTATTAGCAGCCGCTATCAGCGGCTGTAATGCTGTTAGTACTAACGATAGTGTTATTACTGCACAGCCTTATGTAGGTTTAAAGGAACGACAAAATCGTTCAGAGTTAAAGGAACTAACAGGCGTAGATCCTGTGCGTACAGAATGGTGTGCAGCATTTGTTAATAGTGTACTAGAGATAGATAACATACCAGGTAGTGCAAGTGTAAGTGATAACCCATTGATGGCTAGAAGTTTTCTCGATTGGGGAGAGCGTGTAGAACGTGTAAACATACAACGTGGCGATGTTGTTGTATTTCCAAGAGGCAATCAAGGCTGGCAAGGACATGTTGGCTTTTATGTGGAAACAAGACTTGTAGACAATACTGAATATTGGGTAATACTTGGTGGTAATCAGAATAACGAAGTTCGATATGACTATTACAAACCGAATAAGGCTATTGGAATACGCAGATATCCGATAAATACTAATGCTCAATAAGAGCTTATGGGGACATCACCCCGTAGACCTAGAACGTCAAAGGAGAAAACAAATGGGAAGACCACTAAACAAAAGATTTTTCGGAACACCAACAGCAGGCGGCAACGAAATCAAAGTACAATTTCATAACGGTACAGCAAGTGTAGCAGGATGGATTGTAAAACAAAAAGCGTCAAAGCGTTTTTTATGTTCAGACGGCACTAACACTGCAGTTTGCACACTAACAGATGCAGCATCAGCAGCACTTACAGCAGGTCAAATGTCAATTACAGTGTTAAATGACTCAGGCAACCAATTGCAAGTTACTAAAATTTCTGGAAGAAAAGTTACAGCGAATGATGGAAACACATATCCTTGGAACTTCGATGCAGATCTAACAGATGGCGGCGCACAAATTGAAGAAGCAGGTGATGATTCAGCATTAACTAATGCAGACGACCTCGAAGGTGATGAAGCACCATAAGTTTTACTAAAAACTTTACACCCTTGGATAAATAGTATTAACAACTATTACCAAGGGTGTTATTATGAAGATTTATGAATTTACACAACTTAACGAAGAAATTACGTTAGAAGATACACAAGACTTTCACGAAGAGTTTGGCGAACTAGGATATGCAGAAGAAGAAGGCGTATTTGAAGCAGAGTATCAAGGACGTAAAGTTAAACTAAACAAGCCAATGCGTGGTGATGTTAAAAAGTTTAAAGTATACGTTAAGGATCCTAAAACCGGTAACGTAAAGAAAGTTAACTTCGGTGATCCTAATATGCGTATCAAAAAATCTAATCCTGACAGACGTAGAAGTTTCCGTGCTAGACATAATTGCGATAACCCTGGTCCAAAGACTAAAGCACGTTATTGGTCATGTAGAAAGTGGTAATATGAAAACCAGTGAGATACTAGGAGAGAAATGGAGCGCAAAGTATAAGCGTTCAATTGACTGTAATAATCCGAAAGGATTCTCTCAACGTGCTCACTGTGCAGGACGTAAAAAGAACGAAGCAGTACAACAAGAACTTCCGATTGATTTAGATCGTATTAGAGATTTAATCCAACGTCTAGAAAGTAATCAAACAATTACACCCCAAGAAGCAGATGACATGCGTAGAGCAGCACAAGCACTTGCATCGGGTCGTTCTACAATATTACCTGATAGAATATTACAATTATTATCAATGGTGGCCTAAATGAAAATTAATCAAATTATAACAGAAGATGGTAAAATTGTTCCAGGAGTTAACACTACAGTAGATGTTAAGCCCGGTGAAACTGAACGCCAAGCCAGAAAGTTTTTTGGCGGCAACGGTAAACCAAAACCGTTGAGCGGAAGTAACACTCATAAACTTTTTAATATGGGATTAGTAAACGAAAATGAAATAGTAGACAAACATGCAACAACACCAGACCAAAACTTATTTGATTTAACTGGTAACATTGCTAATTGGAATGGTTGGGTTAAACACCCAAAACATGGCATACTTGGATTTTCTACAAATGACGGCGACGACGGTTCGCAAGTTCAACGCTGGTTAAATAATTTAGGCTATGAAGTAGAGCAAGACGGAGTAATTGGTCCACAAACAACAGCCGCATTAAATGATGCAATAGGTAAAATTCGCAGTGGAGAAATTTCCTTACAGCCAACACCTGCAGCAAAGCCAGCACCAACTAATACACCAACTACAGCAATTCCAAAAGCCAAAACATCAACTAGTAATGTTGATGCACTGAGAGCCAAAAGAGCACATGAATTTAGACAAAAGCTAAGAAGGTCGATTAAATAATGAAAGTAAATGAAATTGCTGAAAACATGAGCCATACTGCTAAACGTATTCACGATACTGAGCGTAAGAATAAAGTTAAGCCAGGAACAGAAGAATGGTTTAAGTTATGGTTTAGTTTACCTTATCTTAAAGAAGGTGCTGAAATAGTACTAGAAGGTTATAAACTACAACTAGAACGCAGCGATGATATGGATATACTGCATATTGTAGATACAAAAACAGGCGAGCGTACTGAAGTAAGAGGCAAGCCCGATTATGAACGTGCATATGATCCTGAAGATCCACTGCATCAATTGCTTGACAAAATTGGCAAAGCAAGTAATATTAGTGACCTAATCAATGGCGAGCCAGTTGGTATTAATCCAAAACATCCAGACGGTGATAGTGCAAAGGCAGCAACAGACAAAGCATTTAACGAAGATGTTAGTGTTCCTGAAAATATCTTTCATATGAAAAACAGACTGTTAAAAGTTAAAACAATAACAGACGCTATGGGCAATCGTCCTATCATGTTTAGAAGTTTTGTATATGATGCAGAACCTGTTGCAAAAATCATTAAAAAGGTAACTAACGATTCTGCTAGAAATATTAAAACAGGATCAAATCAAAAGCAGAACGAAGTTTTACAAAAACTTGGGATTAAAAATCCAACATTCGCAGCCATGGCCAACAGCAAATATGCAAATGTAAGAAGAGATTCATTAGAAGATATGGAAGTTTCTGGGATGCAGAATATTTTTATTCCAATGAGCAATGAAATATATTACAGTGATACTATTGAAGATTTAGGTATGGGTCGTAAAACCGGCGGACGTAATATTGCAGTACAATCAGACTTTGATGTAGATGCAGCGGCAGCGACTTATAAAAAAGGATGGCCTAGTGCTGGGTTTGATAACGAAATAATTGTTGACACAAAAGAATACTATCTCTTAAATTTACGTTCATTTTTACTAGAATTGACAAGTCCAGAAATCAAGGATAGAATAAAACGATTGAAAGCAATGTACGACAAATCATACAACAGACGTGCAGAAGAAAATCATATCAACGATATATTAAAAGACATATTCAAGACAAAAATAACTACATATGGCGATATATCACGCTGGATTGAAAATACGGCTGTTCCGTTTGTAGACATGCTTGCTGCAAACAGAGGCGAGCCAACACAATATACATATACTGATTACAACGACGATGATGATTGGCTCGATTTATTAGATGATCCTAAAATGTTTGAAAACGAACCAGGAAGCCTTGCACATAAAATTAACTGGGGCGGACAAAATAAACAACCAAAACCAAAGCAACCGAGACAATCTAATCAACAACAAAGTTGGTGGCAATCTCTTAAACAACGTGTAATTGGAGAAAACTTTGCTGACGGTAAGAAAAAAGGCAAAAGCAGACCAGGACGTGTAAAACGTGCAGGTGCTAGTTGCGATGGTAGCGTAACAGAACTAAGACGTAAAGCAAAAAATAGCAGCGGCGAAAAACAAAAAATGTATCACTGGTGTGCTAATATGAAATCAGGGAAAAAGAAATGACAGATTTGTACAGAATTTTAGAACTAGCAGGTTTAGAATTAACCGAAGACTTAGGATACAAAGATTTACAAAACGCTTTTGACAAAGTATACGATTATGTTGGCACAATAGGAGACAGTGCATTAGAATATCTTTATGACTATGCTCCAACATTTGACAATGCAATGGACTCGTACGGTGATATTGAATCTATTGCTAAAAATGCAAGCCAAGAAGAATTGAAAACATATATGGATGAACTCGAAGCAACAAGATATCAATTAGAGTTGGCATCATACTAAAGGTAAAAAAATGAAAAAACTGCTCAAACGATGGTGGCGTAATATGTTTCCTCAGTATATACTTGAGGTGAACCACCGTGGTGTTGAGCGTAGAATACACGTAGTTAAATTTACAAGTAAAAAACCAAAAAAATTGGCAGGCGTGAATATCGATGGCGAGACCTTCGAACTAGTAAACACTGAACCAATGAATTACTACGTAAAAGAGTACAGGGATGATTTGAGATGAAATTATCAGAACTTTTAAACATCGACTTCCCTAATTTGGAGGAAGCGATGAGCAAAGATGAAGTAGAAGCAGAAATAAAACGACGACAAAAAGAAGCGTTTATTGATGCTATGTTAGCAGCAATGCACCGTCTTGTAATGAGTAAAGGTAATAGACGTAGTATCAGCAGTTATGCATTTGATATTGGAAGAACATTTGGTGGATTTGATCACAGAGAAATCGAACGTATGTATCGTGACAAGTACATGGCTGAAAGTGAAGGTTACCCAACAGAAATTACACAGCCAATGTTAGATACATTAGAAAAACATTTAGATAGACTGTTTGCTGCAGTTGGAATTGACGTAGAATTCACACGTCATTTTTTAGATCGTGTAAACGACAAAAGAAATAAACAGCCTATTACACTAAAAGAGCTTGCAATTTTGTTTAAAGATGCTTATAATAAGTATGGTAAGCGAATTGCACAAATGGGTCCAGATGCAGAAGCAGTTATTAAAGATATGCGTAGTGATGTGAACGTACCGTTTGCATTAGATTGGGATAACAACAAACAAGAACTAGATTTGATTGCTAAAACAGTTATGCGTAAAAAAGACTTTAGAACATCTAACCCAGAATTACCGTTAAATTAAGAGGCACAATGCGTGTAGCAGTTTTATTAACAGGGCAACCTCGGCACTTAGAGCAAGGTTCGTTTTGGTTTAAAAATCATGTATTCCCAGCAGGCTGTGGAATTGATGTAGATTATTTTGGATATTTTTGGGACAACGGTGATGCAAATTTATCAAGCAGAATAGAAAATACTTATAATCCTGTACGTTATCATATACAAAATTATGACACAGTAATTAATAGTTTTATTGATCGTGTACAAAAGCGCAATAAAGAAATCAATGATTGGTCATATGTACCACAAGAATTTAAAAATACACACTTGTTTGGTGTTGAAAAACAACACATCAGCAACTATGCAAAAAACTTTTGGGGACAATATATATGTGCTGGTAAAATAAAAAATATGTTGGGTAATTTAGATGATTATGATATTGTAATTAGAACCAGAACTGATGTTGCATTTAAAAATATGGAAACAAAATACTGGGAAGATGCGTTTACTAACTTGCATCGTAATCCCATATTTGATGATAAACTATTTTCTCCTTGGCTATATGTAGATAGAGGAATACCACTTTTTGCTGACTTTGCCTTTATTAGTAAACCAAAAGTATGGCAACAGTTTAATGATAATATTGAAGAAAATTGTTTTAGACTAGCAACTGAAAATAAACAACTATGGTATGAATTAGAAGTAAGTAACTTTCCGCAACCTCCTCATTGGTTATGGAGTAAACTTGCAATGTATAATCGAACAAATATGTTAAGTTTTAGTGTTGTTTGGCCAATGCCGTTTGATTGTAAACTAATACGTTATGACGAAGATTTAAATTTATTAAACTTTGAGTACATTGAAAAAAGATTTAATCAGTTTCAAATTGAAAACCCTTTTAAAGGTTAATAAAAATTAAAATATTTTATAGTATGATATTTTGATCTCTCATCACAGTGATCAATTGGGCCTCTAAATTCGCTTTGTTTTTTCCTGTTAAAGTTTTTTTCATATAATATATGAAAATACTCCCATGGTTTTGAATTATAATCTACGGGTATTGATTCAGGAAAACGTATGATATTATGCTGTATTCTGTTTGTTAATTTAATTTGATAGTCATTGGATTTAATAGCCTTAAAAAATCTAATATGTTGTCCATCATCTACTGTAGAATATTTTGTTAGTAAGTTTTCTGCTAACATATTATTAACATTATTACTAGTCATCCACCAACCGTCGTGTAAACTTATTTTTTTATCAATTGGTGCTGTATTAATGTCATATGGCAAATCTTCTTTCCATTCATAACCTTCCCAGGCAAGTTCGGTATAAAAAACAGAATCAGTTGAACAGTGCTTAATAGCATTTATCATTTTATCATTGTTAGAAATTAAATCAGCAAGTACATCATATCTCCATTTAATAACGGCTGCATATTCTGTGTTTGAGTTTTTAATAAGTTTCTTTGATTCTGCTGCACTAAATGCTTGCGAAACAACATGAACAAATCTACAGTAGAATACATGATAGTGCCACCATTTATCAAATATATGATGAGGATTTTCAAAGTTATCAATAAAAAAGTTTGGATGTAAGTTTTTATTAAATTGTTGGTTTTCGATTAATGTTATAGAATCTTTAACCCAGTTATCATTTTTGAACTTTTCTTTATAATAAATTAAAAACTGATTGTGTATATCCGAAAACTGACTTATTTTATAATCAACAGGTTTAAAAATATCTATAGCACGATTTACACTTCCAAGATTTTCCCATGGCACTGATATTTTAGTAATTTGATAATCTATGTCATATGGATATAAACCATTACTATCCCAAAAATGACAATAATAATCAATTTGCAAGTTATTTCTTCTTGCAAAATCATCAAACATATGTTTAATATATTCTAGTGTTGGAGTTTTGTCTATTATTAGACCTGTGAGGAAAATTGCTATCTTCATGCTGTACTCTGATAAATAAGTGTATAATTACTTATCATGATACTTGGAGCGTCTCAATGAGATTAGAAAAAATACAATCAAACCCTGCAGCCAAACCACAACTCGTGAAAGAAGGCAGCGAATATAAAGTACTAGATGTTAACGGAGTAGAACGTAAAGTGTTCGAAGATATCGATGTTGCAAAAGCATGGATGAAAAGACATAGTACAGAATTAAAAGAAGGCACAGAGCCTACAGTTTACATGAGCGAAATCATGGAAGGTGTACTAGATGACACCGACGATGATGGATGGATGGCAAAAAGTGAACTATACAAACTAGCAAAGTATGCAATTACATTGCATGGCATGATTCAAGACAGTGACAACTTAGAACCTTGGGTACAAAGTAAAATCACTAAAGCAGCAGACTATATTGCTACTGTAAAGCACTACATGGAATATGTAGAAGCAACAGAAGGTCAGCCAGAAGTAGTAGACGATCTTCCTATTGAGGAAATCTAAATGCGTTTAACTGAGTTAGTAGAATCTAAAACTGTACTAAAAGAAGCAGCACCAATTATATTACCAATAATCGGCGCTGTATCTCCTCAAACAGCAGCACTCATTGCAAGTGCATTAGGATTAGGTGCGTTTTATACTAGCGATCAACTTAGTAAAATAAAAGTCGATTTTCCAGATGCATTTGAAAATTTTAATAATACTATAAACAATACTCAATTCAAAGCACTAGCGGGCAATCCGTTTATTGCAACTATGCTACTAACTCAGCAACTCATTAATAATCCAGAAAAGTTTAATGACAAAAACGCAGTAAACGATTTGGCTAAGTCAGTAGGTGCAGAGAGTTCAGAAATAAATGTTAGTGCAAGACCGGAAGTTACAGCAAAAGGTGGACATACAAAGCGTAATCAAATCAATGCGCAACGTGCATGGGATGCAGCATACGGTCAAACACACTTTCACACAGGCGAGGTCAATCCAGATGCGGGTAAAATAGATCCTGCGTTAGTAAAAGCCAATATTATGGCTCAGCCAGATTACTATGATCCCAGAGGTAAAGATCAAAGAGCAACACCAGCAAGTGCTAAAAGTCCTGATGCAATGACACTTTCGCCTGAAGTACGTTCTACAGTAGATCAAGCAGCCGACGAAATGAGTGCACAAATTGCAGCAGGTGAAGATCCTGCAGTTATTGCAAAAAACTTTGTAAGCACACTAAAAAGTGAAATTTCACCAGAAGACGTTCCAGATATTAGTGCAGCACCTACAGTAGGTCCGGCTGCCACAGATGCGCCTGCACCGCCTTCGTTTAGCAAAGGCGACGAAGTTTCATATACATCACGCAGAAATCCAGATGGTGCAACAGCAACATTTGTACAGAATTTAGACAACGGAATGGTACAGTTACAAAGAGATGGTGCAACATTTGCTATAGATCCGGTAAACATCGACACTACGCCTCCTGCTGCACCTGCAAAATCTCCAAGTGCACAAACAAGTGCTCCTACTATGACACCTAATACAAGTAGTGATGCTGCGCCAAGTGCACCAGAAAAAGATACAAGTATTAGTCGCAGCACTTCACAAACATTAGATGTGCCAAAAGACGATACATTAAATCCACCGGTTGCACAAGCACCGAGTGTTCAAATTAAAGCACCGGATCAACCGTTAGCGCCTGATCTTATAGGAGATATGCCTACAGATGCGATGCCAACAAGAAAAACAGACAAACCTATTAGTAAAGCAGCACAACTTCCATTGACTGCTCCTACTGGTATAAAACAACCTGCAATTGGATTAAATCCTCCTAAGGATACTACAAGCGATGCTCCAATTGCTGGCCTTCCAGATGTTGCAAAAGGACAAGATGCTACAAGCACTGATGCAACATCTGCAAGTCAGGCATTGAAAAAAGCGGCAGCCGCAGCAGGCATTGCAGGTGCAGCCGCGACTAATCAAAACTTAAATAGAAATCGTGGAGGTAAACGTGGTGGGAAAAAACGCAGACTCAGACTTCCAATTGGATTACCAAAATTACCAGGAATCAAAGAGCCAAATGCAACTGCAATGCGCTTTAGTCCTATTAAATTAGCAGATCCTTTAAAACTAAACAGATAACATTGGAAAATAAAATGAAAAATATTGAAGCAGCAAAAAACATATTAGACATTGCAAAAGAATCGAGAAACAAATTTGCAGTAACAGGTACAGAGTTTGATAAAGTTCAAGCAAATATGTATAGTGTATTTGAATGTTATGCACATGGAGTTATTAGTTGGGACACAACTAAAAAATATTTTCAAGAAAGCATTAAAAAATACTTGTCATTGCACAAAGGCAATATGCTTAAAGAAGAACGTGCTTCAATGAAAGAAGAATATAAGCGTATAGTAGTAGAATATAAAATTGCACTAGACGAATATAAAAAAGTTAACGAGCAAAAACTATCTAATAAACTACTAAAGCATGTAGGTTTTATTGGTGAAAGTGCTGCACAGGCACAAAGTAAAAAATACTACAATGAACGTGCACTAACAGAATCAGAACTAAAAGATACTACATCTCTTTCATGGGAACGTGTAATGGAAGCATATCCAAATCTTACTACAAAAGATGAAGACCGTATTCGTATGCTTACTATTTTCGAAGGTCCGACATTAGACACAACACAAATGATTACAACTGTAATGAAAGAAGATGACATTAACTTTAATCCTAATGCAGGACATATGGATCAACCATCACATCCACAAAATAAAGGATTAACAAAACGTTCAACAAGTCCACGTCCTAAACTACGCCCTAAAAACTTTGATCAAATTGTACAACGTGCAGGTATTCAAAAAGCATTACAACAAGCAATGGGAGAAGGTTATAAAGAACTACCTCCAATTAACAGAGATCGTTATCAAGAACGTGATGGACTAGAAGGACCATTTAGCACACTAAGTGGCAAAGTTGTATACTATGATCCAAAAGAAGGTGCATACTACGATCCAGACACTGACATGTATATGTCATATGATGAATTCCGTAAGTTAGACGACGACTACAAAGGTATGGAAGAAGGACATAGTCCACATCCAAAGGGTAGTGCAAAGTATAAAAAGCATATGGCTGCAATGCACGCCGGTATGAACGAAGAAATGTCAGACGATGAAGTAGATGCGTTCCACCGTGAACTAGACAAGATAGTACACAAGCATTTAGGACATAGTTCAGATGAAGTAGACGAACGTAAAATGACCAAATCTGAAAAAGCAAAAGAAGAACGTTTAAAAGACAAATACGACGACAGTGACATGAAAGCGTCAATGAAAAAGCAGTACGGCGATGATTGGGAAAGTGTGTACTATGCAACTATCCGTAAGCAAGCAATGAGCGAATGGAATGGCGACGACCAGTATCAAGCAGTTGAAAATTTCATTGGTATTGCCCTTGATACATTTGAACAAATGCTAGACAATGGAGAAGATGAACTTCGTGCTAGAGCAAAAGCACATGATTATCTCAAAGGCGAACTAGGAGACTTGGGTGTTACTCACGGTGATATTGAAAGCAAAGAATACCATGGCATGTTAGAAAAAGAAATAATCCAAATCATGAATCGTCGTGACAAAGGTATGCGTGAAGGTCATGCACCCGATCATAATATGCAAGCACGTATGAGATTAATGAAAATCTTAAATAAAGCTATCGAAGATAGTAAAAAGAAGCGTGGCATTGAAGATGAAAAAGATCGCACTGATGAAACAGTAGCAGGTGCTATTGCTGGTGTCGCACAGCCATTGGGCAAAATGCAACGCCGTAAAAAAACAGATGAAGCACATCCTAACAGTAAAGTATACGATAAGTGCTGGGACGGATATGAAAAAGTTCCAGGTAAAAAGCGTGGTGAACCAGGCTCTTGCCGTAAAAAAGACTAAGGATATATGAAAAAACGTATTGCGATATTAGGTTGCAGTCACACAGACTGGCAACAAGGATCCAGAGCACGTCGAGGCTGGGTAGAACAATTAGCAGTACAATTTCCAGATGTTGAGTTTCACAATTTTGCTCGTATGGGACACGGTTCTCTTTGGTTTGACTTTGTATTAAAGCATCTTATTGCAAACTATGAACCGGATTACTTCAGTGCAGTAATTGTGCAACTAACAGCACGTGGACGTTGGCTGTTTCCTTTAAGACACAGCGTTGACAAAGATCAATGGCTGTCACATGTTTTTAAAAAACGTCCAATTGGTAACTACTATACACATATGTTAAAGTCACATCGTGTAGTAACTACACAGCACGGTACGTTTGAAACTGGTAGTTATATACGAGATTGGGAACACGAGCCTTGGGCCTTCAGAACAGATACTGATATAGCCAATGATATAGGAAAACACTATCAAAATTGGCATCCACACGACAACTACGATAACTTTAGTTTACAGTATGAAGATCTATTTGGAGATACACTGCTAAAGTTATACAGACCACACTTTAGAAACTTTTTCTACTTTACATTTTTCAACAGTTATAGTCCAAAACCCGAGGAATATAAAGAATATCACGTTGGAAACATCGGACCGTCAAAACCTTTTGTACAATGGGCTATCGACAAACACGGTGAAGAAAAAGTAGTATTAGACATGTTTGATAACACCTGGCACACAAGCCAACAAGGTGAGGACATATTTGTAAATGAATATATACTGCCTAGCGAAATAGGCAACTACTTGAGGAGTTAATAATGTCTTGTAAATGTAACAACTGTCATTGTGATCATCACTGCGGTACCGAGTGCCCAACCTGTGCTAACGATGTATGTCAACGATGTGAATGCGAGCATTGTGCCGAACGTCCAATGAAACAAGTAGAAGAATGGCAATGGGCAGACAGTGGTGTAGAAATGGGGTTTGCTCACTGATGCATCCAGAAGAACAGGTATGGAAAAGTATCGATCCCAGTGATATGTGGGTATTAGATAAACTGATACTTGCTACAAAAATGGGATATCGTTGTGGCCCTGTTGGTGTACCAGTAGACGAGCCTGGATATTATATTGTGCGTCCATGTGTTAATCCAATTGGACTAGGATTAGGTACACAGATAGTGTACATAAACAACAGCACTGATCATCTACCACCCGGACACTTTTGGTGTGAAATATTTACAGGTAGACATTTAAGTGTAGATTATCATTGGGGCTTACAGGTACTGTGTGTCGAAGGTTTTAAAAGCAAAGACACGTTTACTCGTTGGAATGAATGGAAACGCACAAAAGATTATGTGAACAGACCCAGTTTGATTATGCCGTTTTTACAGCGTTACGAGTGGGTAAACTGCGAGTACATTGACGGTAATCTAATTGAAGTTCATCTGAGGCACAACATAGACTTTGAAGGTGATGTAGATCATTTTATACCAGTGTGGGAAGGTGACAGTACATACCCACCAGATGGTTACAGATATATAGATTATCCGGATATACACGGGCGGATTGGGGCCTTTGTTAAATAAATACCAATACATAAAACAAGGAATTGTAAAATGGCAGTAGAAGATTTTGAATTCGATTTTACAGAAGAAATGGCAATCGAATTACTACGTGGAAACGAAGAAGCAGAAGATTGGTATGACGCAATGTGTGAAGTTCTTCCTCTATGGGAAGTAGACACACCAGAACGTGTAGCAATGTTTATTGCACAATGCGGACACGAAAGCAACAACTTTAAAGTACTAAGCGAAAACTTGAATTACAGTGCAAAAGCACTCAATGCTATTTTCCCAAAGTACTTTGAAAGGGCAGGTAGAGATGCTCAAGAATATCACAGACAACCTCGTAAAATTGCTAACGTCATTTATGCCAATAGAATGGATAATGGGGATACTGATAGCGGTGATGGTTGGAGGTACCGTGGTGGTGGAATACTACAACTTACAGGACGTTATAACTATACTCAATTCGGAGCAGAAGTAGATATGACACCAGAAGAAGCAGTAGAATATGTGCGTACCAAAAAAGGTGCATTAGATAGTGCTTGCTGGTTCTGGGATACAAATGATATTAACAAGTATGCAGATGCTAGAGATATCAAAGGTGCTACAAAACGCATTAACGGTGGCTATATTGGACTAGAAGATCGTAAGAAGCATTACGAACACGCAATGGAAGTGCTAGGCGGACATTGGGAGCCAAGCAAAATTGTATACGAAACAGTGCGTTTAGGATCACGTGGTCCAACAGTACGTGCAGTACAAGAAGAATTGGAAATTGGTGCAGACGGAATTTTTGGACGTGGCACTGAAGCACATGTAAAAGCATGGCAAGAAGAAAATGGACTTACACCAGATGGTGTTATGGGTCCAATTAGCCTTGCTATGTTGTTTGGAGAAGACTAATGGCAGAAACAGATGATAAAGGTAAATTAGAAGTAAGTGTCCGCATACTAGGAAATGAGTTAGTTGCACTACGTATGGACGTAGATGACTTTAAAATGAAATGGTTGGTAATGGGTGTTGTTGCTATTGTTGCACTAGGCTGGGCAGCAGGTAGTTTCGGACCCGAACTAATCAGTATGTTCGGAGAGTAATATGGATGTAGATCATTATGTAATGAAACTAAAAGAGCACGAAGCAAAAAGAATATCAACTAATGATCGAAACAAATATTGGAGAGAGTACAATGAATTGGTTAAAAAACAGATTAAAAGAAAGAACCACACTGGATGGACTGATGCTAGTAGCGGCTGGTTTGGTAATGGTAATGGCACCGGTTAACTTAGTTGGCTATGCCGCAATTGCATATGGCGCATGGACTATTTGGAAGTCTGAATAATGTGGGATATGATTCAAAACATGGCGAGTGATCGCACATGGATTTATACAAGTATTGCTGGTAGTATTGCAGGTGCAATGGTACTGGCATATTTAAGCACAACTAGATTAGGCTTATGGGGTTATGCTAAGTTTGACCGTATGGTAGATTACTTAGTAGAACGGTGGGGCCTTACTTGGTTAGAACAACCAGAGGATGCTTGGAGAAAGAAGTATCCTAAAATTACAGCAAAAATAGACAGCATAGAAAAGCGTCTAGAAGAATTAGAAAAGCGTTGACAAAACGCTTTTTTTATCTTATATTCATAACAATATAACTAACTTAAAAGGAGTAGCATATGCCTACACGTTCTTTCAGTGACAGCGAAATCACAAAACTTAAACAAATTGTAAACGAAGGTATTCAAGTAACAAGCGAAATCGAAACCCTCAAAGGCGGGTTAAGCGATACTGTAAAAGCAGTAGCAGAAGAACTAGATATGAAACCAAGTGTTATCAACAAAGCAATTCGTATTGCTTACAAAAACGAATTTGCACAAGTACAAGAAGGTTTCAATCAAGTTGAGGAAGTACTAGCAGCAGTTGGTAAAGGCGTTTAATGTACGTAGACGCACATTTTGATAGAGACAAAGATATTATATACGTAGCAGAGCGTGTCAACGGTCGCAGAGAATATCGTGAGTATCCTGCACGTTACACGTTTTACTACAAAGATCAGCGTGGCAAATACGAAAGTATTTTTGGCGATAAGTTAGAACGCTTTACAACTACAAATGGTAAAGCATTCAAAAAAGAAAAGAAACTATACAGCGGGCAACGTCTTTTTGAAAGTGACATTAATCCTGTATTTAGATGTTTAGCAGATAATTATTTAAATATCGATCCACCGGAACTACAAACTGCATTTTTCGATATTGAGGTTGACTTTGATAAAGATGTAGGCTTTGCTCCGCCTGAGGATCCGTTTAACCCTGTTACAGCAATTGCTGTGCACTTAAACTGGATTGGTAGGACTATATGTCTAGTTATCAAACCCGATACACTTACACGTGAAACTGCAAAAGAAATTTGCGATAAGTTTGACGATACACTGCTAATGGATAATGAACGTGAATTGTTACAAACGTTCTTAGATCTTATTGAAGATGCAGATGTACTAAGTGGCTGGAACAGCGAAGGCTTTGATATTCCATACATGGTTAATCGAATAGCAAGAGTTCTTGGTAAAGAGCATACTAAACGTTTTTGTTTATGGAACAAATATCCTAAACGCAGAGAATATGAAAAGTTTGGAAAAACACAAGAAACATTTGACACCATTGGACGTTTGCACTTAGACTATATGGAACTGTATCGCAAGTATACATATCACGAAATGCATTCATATAGTTTGGATGCTATCGGTGAATATGAACTCGACGAGCGTAAAGTTGCGTATCAAGGTACACTAGATCAGTTGTACAACAATGACTTCTATACGTTTATTGACTATAACAGACAAGACGTTGAACTACTTGTTAAGTTAGACAAAAAGTTACAATTTATTGACCTTGCAAACGTTATTGCACATGACAACACAGTGCTTGTACCTACTACAATGGGTGCTGTTGCTGTTACAGACCAAGCAATTGTTAACGAAGCACACAGACGTGGATATATTGTTCCTGACAAAGAACACGATCGTATACAACAGCATTATCCAAAACAAGTTCCAGCGGCTGGTGCTTATGTTGCTACACCTAAACAAGGATACCACGAATGGATTGGTAGCATGGACTTAAACAGTCTGTATCCAAGTATCTTACGCAGTACTAATTTAAGTACCGAAACTATTGTTGGTCAGATTAGACATACATTAACTGTACCAATGTTAGATGAACACAAATGGGAACCTGCAAAAGCATGGGAAGGCAAATTTGCGTGTCCAGAATACGAACTTGTTATGAGTAAAGATCAAGATGTCTTGATGTACATTGACTTTGAAAATGGCGAAGAACTTCCAGCAACGGGTGCAGAAATATACAACATTGTGTTTGAAAGTGGACAACCTTGGGTATTAACAAGTAATGGTACAATTGTTGATCAAACAAAAAAAGGTATTATTCCAGGTTTACTAGAACGTTGGTATAGTGAACGCAAGGTTCTACAAAAAAACGCCAAAGAACAAAAAGGCGTCGATGACGAAAAGTTTGCGTTTTGGGATAAAAGACAACTTGTTAAAAAGATTAACTTGAACAGTTTGTATGGTGCTGTACTCAATCCAGGTTCACGCTTCTTTGACAACCGCATGGGACAAAGTACAACACTAACTGGACGTTGTATTGCTAGACATATGGGTGCCAAAGTAAATGAACTATTTACAGGTGAATACAATCATGTGGGTCCAGCAATTATATATGGTGATACAGACTCTGTGTACTTTAGTGCTTATCCTGTATTTAAAGAACAAATCGAAGCAGGTGAAATTGATTGGACTAAAGAAAACGTTACTGCAATCTATGACGAAGTTTGTGAACAAGCAAATGTAACATTTCCAAGTTATATGGCAAGTGCACATAATGTACTTAATCCAGAGCAAGGCGAAATTATTGCAGCAGGTCGTGAAGTTTGCGCAAGAGCAGGTATTTTCATTAAGAAGAAACGCTATGCAATTCTTGTGTATGACAATGAAGGATTTAGAGAAGATCAAAATGGCAAGCCAGGTAAAATTAAAGCAATGGGCTTAGATCTTAAACGTAGTGATACTCCTGCATTTATGCAAGACTTCTTGAATGAACTATTGTTAAAAACACTAACAGGTACAGACAGTAACGAACTTATCGAACGTATTATTGAGTTTAGACAAGAGTTTAGAAACAAAGATCCTTGGGAGATTGGTACACCTAAACGTGTTAACAAACTAACATACTATACAGGGCTGGAATGGGAAAAGACTCGTGACGGACAAGAAATGTACAAAGGCAAAGCAAACATGCCTGGACATGTCCGTGCAGCAATTAACTATAACAGAATGCGCAGACTAAATGGCGACAAGTATAGTATGGAAATTATGGACGGTATGAAAACTATTGTCTGTAAATTAAAAAGTAATCCGATGGGATTTACTAGTATTGGATATCCAACAGATGAAGCCAGAATTCCAGACTGGTTTAAAGAACTTCCGTTTGATACAGATGAAATGGAAGAAGTTATTATCACCAAAAAGATCGAAAACTTGTTAGGAGTTTTGGATATCGATTTAACTAAAGCAGAGGACAAAACAACATTTGAAAGTTTGTTTGATTTTGGATGAATAGTATAGCAACATATAACGATACACACAAAACTTGTCGTAAATGTAATTTACATTTGCCAATGAATGCATTTTCTAATGCGAGCGGCGGCAAGTATAAAAGATCTGAATGCAGAACTTGTGAAAAAGAACTTAACCGTATAAGACGGTATCTTAAAGAAACTGCACCAGTTGTACCAAAAAACCATGTATGTCCTATTTGTAATAGAACAGAAGAACAAGTAAAAGATATTGGTGGTAAAAAATCAGGAGCATGGTGTTTAGATCATAATCACAAAACGCATAAATTTAGAGGCTGGTTATGTCATCAATGTAATCGTGCACTAGGTGCACTTGGTGATGATGTAGACAAGTTAAAACGAGCTATCAGATATTTAAATGAAACGTAAGTTAGATTTACATGGTCATCACATACATGTTGCATGGAAAATGGTTGACAGGTTCTTGCAAGAGTGTTATTATGATAACTATAAATCTTGTGAAATTATTTGTGGACAAGGAATGATACGTAACGAAATTGAAACGTGGCTCCACCTAAATAGATTTGTACGAAACTACAAATTTAATACTCGCACACAAGGCAGTTATAACGTACAGTTAATAAAAAGGAAAAACACATGAGAGATTATCTACTCGATATTGTAAAGCATACACGTGGTGTAGGCGATATTGAAGCAGTTAAAGTAACAGACGGTAGTACCGTCGAAGCAAAAGATGACAACAACAAAGTTGTTGTTAAAGCAACATACAAGCAGGCTATTCCCGGGCTTGAAAGCAATACATTCGGACTACCAAACTTGAGTAAACTAAATGTTATTCTTAATATTCCAGAGTATAAAGAAAACGCAGATATCAATGTAAACACACGTGAACGCAATGGAGAGGTTGAGCCTTTTAGTTTAGACTTTAAAAACTCTTCGGGTGATTTTAAAAACACATTCCGCTTTATGCAAAAAGAACTAATGGAAGAAAAACTTGCAAGTGTTCGATTTAAAGGTGCTAACTGGAATGTCGAAGTACAACCACATAGTGCAAGTGTTGCACGTTTTAAAATGCAAGCACAAGCAAACAGTGAAGAAATTGTTTTTGTTGCTAAAACTGAAGACAATGATTTAAAATTTTACTTTGGTGACGGTAGTGGACATACCGGTGACTTTACATTCCAAACAGATATTAATGGAAGTTTAAAATCTCCATGGAGTTATCCTGTTGCTGAAGTAATGAGTGTGCTATCACTCGACGGCGATATTACAATGAAGTTTAGTGATATGGGTGCACTACAGATTGATGTAGACAACGGCATGGCTGTATACGAGTATATTTTTCCTGCACAAAGTAAGTAATACATGGAACAAGATAACCTAACAAATAAACAACACGACTATGCTGTATTCTTACCTAGTATTAGTACATTCTATGCTACATTTATAGGTAAACAGCGTTACGAAGATTATGTTGATCCTGCTAGAGTGCCAGCAGGGTTAGGTGATGTTGAATCATTAAACTTTTTAAACACCAACAAGGGAGCCTTTCATTATAAATGGGCTCTCTACAGTGCCGGACATGCTAATCTAGATGTTAATAAAGAATCTAAAAAAGAAGATATGATTCGAAAACGTGACAGAGAAAACAGTTGGTTGCTTGGTGACTCAGGTGGATTCCAAATTGCTAAAGGATTATGGCCAGGCAACTGGACTGATCCGAATTGTCCAGAAGCACAAAAGAAAAGAGAACTGGTTGTAAACTGGATGGAAGAATATATGGATTATGGAATGATGTTGGATATTCCAACTTGGACATTCCAAGATCCTAAAGCGGCAGCAGCAGCAAACATTCGCAGTTATCAAGATGCTGTAGATGCTACGCACATTAATGCACGTTACTACATGGCAAACCGACGTGGTAACTTTAAAGTGCTAAATGTATTGCAAGGTAGCAATCACACTGATGCAGACAACTGGTATAACGAGTTTAAGGACTATTGTGATCCTGCAAAGTATCCAGATACACACTTTAACGGCTGGGCAATGGGCGGACAGAACATGTGTGATGTACACCTTATTTTACGCAGACTTGTACATATGATACACGATGGGTTGTTAGAAGAAGGCGTACACGATGTTATGCACTTCTTAGGCACAAGTAAACTAGAATGGGCTGTGTTGCTTACAGACATTCAACGTGCAGTGCGCAAGTATCACAATCCAAACTTTATGATCACTTATGACTGTGCATCACCATTCCTTGCTAGTGCAAATGGACAGATTTATCATAATATACGATTAGATGATCGTGGTAAGTGGAGTTATCAGATGTCTCCGGGCGCCGATGACAAAGCACTTGCAACAGACACACGAAAGTTCCGTGAGGCAGTACTACAAGATAACATCTTAGAATCATTTGAAGATTCACCTATTAGTAAACACTGCAATATCAATGATGTGTGTATTTACAAACCGGGTGATGTTAATAAAATTGGAAAAGAAGGCAAAACTTCGTGGGATTCATTTAGTTATGCATTACAAATGGGTCATAACGTATGGATGCACATAGAAAGTACACAACGAGCAAATAGAAGTTATGATAATGGTAATAGTCCGTACATGTTAGTTGATGAACGGTTCGAGCGTAAGTATTTTAAAGATGTAGTTGATGAAATTTTTAGTTTGCAAGATCGTGAAAAATCTATTAAACTAATCGATGACAATGATACATTTTGGATGCAAGTTATTGGCACTAGACTAAACGTTGGAAAGAAAACAAAAAATGCACATACTAAATTTAATGAGTTGTTTGAATTATGAAACGTACATATGAAACTGGAACAAGTAATGTAGTGAAACTATTCACTGGTAGAGAAATTGAACACACGCCTGCATACAACATGGAAACATTATTTGTAGTAGGACTACAAGATATTGAAACTGTAAGACAAACTGCAGCAGATGCAGGTGTTGAGCATATCTATCTTGGAGCCAATATGAGTTACTATGCACATGAAGATTGGGACGAAATAGTTTTAACATTACTAAAAGAAGGTTGGTGGGTTACATTAGATTTTGATATACGTGATGTAGAATATGTACTAGAATCTGGTTACACAGAATACAATAGATTTATTCCAATGATCTCGGCTAAACTTCCATATATTGATCAACTAGGTTATAATGCTTGTCTGAAAATCGACGATAAAGATTTTGACGCAAGCAATCCTGGTGTGTGGGTACACAGAGTACACGATTTGAAAGATAAAACAGTTTTTACAGATTGGTCTAAATATACTAAAGATAAGGTGTTAAAATGATAGTAGGATTTACCTGTAGTACATTTGATTTACTTCACGCAGGACATATTATGATGTTACGTGAAGCAAAAGAACATTGTGATAAGTTAATAGTTGGTCTCCAAACGGATCCAACTATTGACAGGCCGGGAGATAAGAATAAGCCGGTTCAAAGTTTAGTTGAGCGTTATGCACAACTAAGTGCAGTAGAGTATGTAGATGAAATTATTCCATATGAAACTGAGCAAGATTTAATTGATATTCTAAATATGTATAGCATTGATATGCGAGTATTAGGCGAGGAGTATCGTGAAAAAGATTTTACAGGTAAAGAAGTTTGCCGTAAGCGTGGTATTGAACTGTACTTTAATAAAAGAGATCACAGATTCAGTACAAGTGATCTAAGGGAAAGAGTTGAAAATGCCCCGAGAAAAAACACAACTGTTAAAAAGTTTGGAAAAGAAACACAGAACACTTGACAACGAGATAAAACAGTTGTATAAACATACTAATGCTGATATGAGTTTAAAAGAACTTAAAAAGCAGAAACTAAAACTTAAAGAACAAATTGAAACCGTTAAAAAGGAAATAACAAATGGTTAAGAAGATTCGTGTAATCGACGAGCCAGTTGAAGAAACAACTGAAGTTACGTTAGAGACTTTTTATGAACTTGCAAAAACAATGGATTGGAAATTGTGGGAAATGATGCAAGTCATGCAAAGACTTGAAAAGAAAATTCAAGTACTTGATCAATCAGATGATACTGATGTTGAGTAATGCAAGAACGTTATTACGAATATATGCTAAGGCGTATGCGTGAGGAAGATAATAAAATGAAAAAAACAAACACAAGCATTTGGGTTACATTTAGTAAAGAAGGATTACACAAATATCCTGCAGCACTAGATGATCCTAATCTTGCAACAGGTGATGAATACGATGTTAGTTTCTTAGGCTATATTCATCGTCACATGTTTCATTTTAAAGTTGAGATTGAAGTGTTCCACGACGATCGAGACATTGAATTTATTCAGTTTAAACGCTGGCTAGAAAAACTTTATGCAGAAAAAACTCTGCAACTTGATTTTAAATCCTGCGAGATGATTTGTGATGATCTTGCAGAAGCAATTAACAACAAATATCCTAATCGCAAAATGACAATTACTGTAAGCGAGGATAATGAAAATGGAGCAACATGCGGCTATGAATGAAGTAGCAACCAATATTCGTGACGTTCGTCAAGGGCGTGTAAGTGTTAACGACATCAAATGGGATCTTATTAAGATCATCGAACCATATGATGGTATATTAGCAACCAATGATGGAAGCGAGCGTACAATACGCCGTCTTTTTAATTCATATTTAAGTGATCTTAAATATGCCGATTTAATACAACAATATGAGATTAATGGTACAGTACGTGACACTGCAATTACATATGATGTAAGTGTTAAGTTAAGTGCTGAACGCAGTCCCAAGAAACTTAAAATTCACGTAGGTGTATATAATCGTGCGTAAACTGTTCTATATGGGTTTAGAACCCTATGAAGGTAGATACACGCTGCAACTAACTGATTGGAGTAGGCGTGCATTTGAGCGACAAGGCGTTGACTGGGTAAACGTGCCTGGTACAACTATTGACAATACAAAAGCAATTCAAGTAGGCCAAGTGCTAGATGCACATGGCCGTTCCTACTTTGCAATGTCGCAAATGATGAACTTGGTGCAAATGATGCGTAACGGTGAAGTTACAGGTGAAGATGTAGTTTTCTTTGAAGATATGTTCCAGCCTGGCATGGAATCGTTGCCTTACATTATGGATCAGATTCCAGCAGAGCAACGTCCTAAAGTTTGGATTCGTTGTTTGGCACAGGCTGTAGATCCAGATGACTTTGTACACGTTTGGGGTATGGGCAAATGGATGAGTTTGTATGAAGAAATGTGCAATGAATTTGTTACTGGTGTACTTGCAAGTAATGAAGAAATGGTTGCACATATGAAGATTGCAAACTGGAAAGCGCCTATCTACAACATCAGTGGTCTTGCATTTGACAAAGACGAAGTACAAGAGCGTGTCGGTGTTAAACTAAACAGTTGGGACAAACGTGACAATCGTGTTGTGTTTGCTGCACGTTTTGATCAAGAGAAACAACCAGACTTCTTTATGGATATGATTGAAGAATGGTATGGTACACCAGGTACAAGTGATGTAGAGTTTGCTATTCTGCAAGGCGGTCCATTGCGTAGTAACAATCCAAAGTACATTGATCGTGCTAGAAAAATGGAAGAACGAGGACAACTTAAAATTTATGAGAACCTCAAAAAAGACGAGTACTATGATATTGTAAATCGCAGTAAAGTTCTGTTTAACTGTGCATTGCAAGACTGGACTAGTAATACTGTAAGTGAAGCAGACGCATTAGGATGTAATGTATTGTTTCCTGCTTACAGAAGTTTTCCAGAAGTGTTTGCAAACTGTCATGAACGCTTGTATGTGCCTTGGAGCATTGAAGATGCAATGAATAAACTAGAGCCTCTTATGGCTGCACCGCACAAAAACATTGGCAAGATTAGCGATTGGACAAGTGCTACTATCGATCGTTACATTGACATTATGTCTGGTAATGGTGAACAATGGCGGCGTGACGATAACCGCTACAGAGATCATGTAGCATACAGAAAGTATTCATAATGCGAGTTTTGGTCACAGGCGCTACAGGTTATATTGGTAGCCACGTATGTAAACTATTAAAAGAGCACGGACATCATGTTACTGCTTGGGATATAAACATACACGGTGAATACAATGACATTATGTCATACTGTGACCATTATTCAAGTTATGATATCACAAAGTTTGTATGGGGTGATTTTGATGCTGTTGTGCATTTAGCAGGACGTAGTGTAGTACCTGATAGTATACGTGAACCAACAGAGTATTATCGTGTAAATGTTATGGGTACTGCTAACTTGTTAGATCGTGTAAACACAGATCATATACTATTTGCAAGTACAGCAAGTGCATGGGGCATGGATAGTCCCTATGCACGTAGTAAAGTAGCAGCAGAAGATGTAATAAAGGAAAAAGCCCGTGGATACACTATCTTTAGATTTTTTAACGTATCTGGTACTGACGGTGTTAATCGTCAACTAGGAACTGCTACTCATCTTATTCGTGTTGCTGCCATGACGGCTGCTGGCAAGATTCCAAACATTAAGATCTTTGGTACGGACTATGATACTAGGGATGGTACTTGTATTCGTGATTATATTCACGTTGTTGATTTGGCTAGTGCCATTGTTAACGCAATCCACAACGGACCTGCAAACACAGATTATGAGTGTTTGGGTTCCAACATAGGTTACAGTGTACGTGAAGTAATTGATACTATGGAACGTGTTACTGGTAAAACCATAAACAAAATTGAATCTAAACGCAGACTTGGTGATACACCTGTTAGTTTAGTAGACACACAAAGCAGTCTAGTTGAACTTTCATATTCGCTAGAAGATATGTGTTTGGATCAATACAATCTAGAGAAAGGAAAGAACCATGCGTGAAATTCTATTAGAAGCACTGCGTAGTCATGCCAAAGGGCATGTGGATAAACACAAAGCAAATGTTGAAGTTTATCTAAATAGTACTACAGGCATCGGCGAGCATCCAGACATTATTGAAGCAATGGAAATGGAAATCATGGAAATTGCAAAGTACGACGATGTTCTCGAAATGCTTGACAAATACTTTAAGTAAAAGTATATTATAAGAGATCCACCTCACTAACTCGGAGTAAAAGAATTGAGTAAAAGTAAACAATTAATTGTACGTCTTAAAGATGCTGGCATTCGGTATTGGGCCGGTGACAACATTTCAGAGATTATGCAAAAAGGCGATAAGGAAGAACTTATCGAAGAACTTACAGGCAAGTTTGAAGCAGTACTAGACAGTTTGGTAATCGACAGACATAACGATCCAAACAGTATGGATACAGGACGCAGACTTGCTAAAATGTACGTTAACGAAATTATGGCAGGTCGATATGATCCTCGCCCTAGTGCAACTAGTTTCCCTAATGATAGTAATGATCGTTATGAAGGTATGCTTGTTGTACGTAGCGAACTACGTAGTATGTGTTCGCATCATCACCAACCAGTAACCGGCGTAGCATATATTGGTATTATTGCTGCACAAAAACTGATTGGTCTTAGCAAGTACACTCGTATTGCCCAATGGTGTGCTCGACGTGGCACACTGCAAGAAGAACTTGCTAACGATATTGCTAAGGAAATCATGAAAGCTACAGGTAGTACAGACGTAGGCGTATACGTACAGGCTACACACGGCTGTTGTGAAAACAGAGGCATTATGGCACATAGTAGTCTAACACAGACTAGTGTGCTACATGGTGCTTTTAATAAAGACATGGGCACAAAGAAAGAATTCTTTGACAACATCAAGTTGCAACAAGAGTTTGCACCAAGATAAGGAAAAAAACATTGAAACTATTTAAATTACTTACTGCCGTTTTTGTAGCGGCCGGTCTCTTTGTTTCTCCTGCAGTTGCGAAAGATAAAGTAAAAGTAGGTTTTGTCTATGTGGGGCCAGTTGGCGACCACGGCTGGACTTACCGACATGATATCGGACGTCAACAAGTAGAAGAAGCATACGGTGATCGTGTAGAAACAATTTACCAAGAAAGTGTACCGGAAGGTGCAGATGCAGAACGTGCATTAACTACTATGGCACTGCAAGGTGCAGACATTATTTTTGCTACATCATTTGGTTATATGGATGCTGTTGAGCGTGTAGCCAAGAAGTTTCCAAATGTGAAATTTGAACACGCAACAGGTTACAAAACAAACGGCGTAAACAGTAGTAACTACGGACTACGACTATATCAAGCAAGACACGTACAAGGTGTAGTAGCAGGTATGATGACAAAGACAAATAAAATTTGTTATGTTGCAGCGTTCCCAATTCCAGAAGTTATCCGTGAAATTAACACATACTACTTAGGTGCTAAAAGTGTTAACCCAGATGTAGATATTGATATTGTTTGGGTGTTTACATGGTATGATCCGGGCAAAGAAGCAGACGCAGCACAAGCAATGCTAGATCAGGGCTGCGATGTTATTGCACAACACACAGACTCTCCTGCTCCATTGCAAACAGCAGAAGCATTGGGTAAAGTAGGCTTTGGACAAGCAAGTGATCAAATCCGTTTTGCACCCAAAGCACAGTTAACAGCAACAATCGACAACTGGGGTCCATACTATATTGAAAAAGTAGGACAGGTACTAGATGGTACTTGGACACCAATGTGTGATGGTCCAGACGGTTGTTACTTTGGACACATGAATGATGGTTCTGTTGAAATGGCACCGTTTACAAATATGCCAGCAGAAGTAGCAGCGAAAGCACAAGAAGTAAAAGATGCTATTACAGCAGGTGAATACTTTGCTTTCACTGGCCCACTGAATGACAACGAAGGTAATCAAGTATTAGCAGCAGGTGAAATTGCAGACCGTATGCATTTGGATACTATGAATTATTACGTTGAAGGTATTGATGCGGTGGTGCCTAACTGATGATACCAGTAATCGATTTAAAAGCACAAGACGCTTTGGATCGTATTGACGAAGCCTACACCACTGTGGGCTTCGCTGTCTTTACAAATGCGTTGGATGCAGAAGACAACACAAATATGAAAAACTGGCAACAGCAAATGAAAGCATTCTTTGACTTGCCAGATGAAGTAAAAAAGCAGTATCCTTATGAAGGTGATACCAACTTGGGATACAGCATGGTAGGTGATGAAAACGTAGATCCTACAGCACCTAAAGATATCAAAGAATCGTTTAACTATAACAATATGCGTATGCCTGAACACTTGTGGCCCGTTGAACTTAAAGGCTTCAAGGAGAGTGCATTACAAAGCATAGACATTGCAGATAGACTCACACTGCGTATCTTGGGTAAATTTGATGAAATACTGGACACAGGCACTACACTTGTAGATGCACATTTAGAGCCATTCAACACCACAAGAGTTATTCACTATCCTGCTTATGACGGACCTGTTGAAAACAAACAGATGCGTATAGGTGAACACAGTGACTATGGTACTATCACATTGCTATGGCAAATCAATGATGTGCCAGGCTTGGAAGTACAAGACTTGACAGGTACTTGGCATCCAGTACCATACGCAGAAGATGGCATTGTGGTTAATATTGGTGACTTGCTACAGCGTTGGACAAACGATTACTTTGTTAGTACCAAGCACAGAGTTGTGAATAGTCATATTCATCAACAGCGTTACAGTATGCCACACTTTGTTGATCCTACACCTGGCACACAAGTATTCAACTTGCGCAAAGGTGAAGCAGCAAAGTATCCGCCTATTGAATCAAAAGAATATTTGATGTGGCGCCTAGCACAAAGTTACTAATGGAACATGAACTAGCATTACCAGTTAATGAACTAAGCAACCGTCCTAACCATTTACCCGGTGGGGGCGGTGCACTAAACGCAGGATACACACCCGTAGATGCGCTTGCACTTGTGTCAAACTTACTAGGACAAATTGGATTAGAATACGGTAAAGATTTTCATTGGAGAAGTTTCGAATACGGAAGTTTCGAAGGAGATACTGTAAGTTTAAATCAAAATTTGGTGTTGACATTTAAAAATAAAGATGCTATGCTTAGTGCAAAGTTAGCAATAGAAAGTATGAAATGAAAAAACATTACTATACCTATCAGGAAATGCACAATGCTGCAATGAATATTGTATTGCAAATGTACAAAGACAATTGGCGGCCAGACTATATCGTAGGTATCAACAGAGGTGGATTACCACTGGCTCTACGTATCAGTCACTTACTGGATGTGCGTATGTATACACTAGATGTGAGTTTGCGTGACGGCGGTGATGTTGGTCCAGAATCTAACTGCTGGATGGCAGAGGATGCATTTGGTTATGTTTATCAAGATGATCGTGACAAGGTTTGGGGTAAGGCATCAAGTGATGCTAATGCTAAGAAGAATATCCTAGTTGTAGACGACATCAATGATACTGGTGCTACATTTAAATGGATTAAAGAAGATTGGCAAAGCGGTTGCTTGCCTGGTCATCCAAATTGGGATACAGTTTGGAATCAAAACGTTCGTTTTGCTACATGGTGTGAAAAAACACATACACAATTTGATGGTGTTGATTACTATGTAGATGAATTCGATACTAGTGAACAAGATACTTGGATTGTTTTTCCGTGGGAAATGAATGATCCAGTTGCAATGCACAAGGTGATACAAGGATGAAGATTACTATTGTAATGGTTTTTTTAATGGCAGGATCTTTTTTAGCAGGTATGGAACTTGCCGATACATTAAATCCATACGAACAGTGTAAGCGTATGTATGAGACACCAGAAGATATCGGTGAATGTGTTTACTTAAAGGAGAATCCGTGATGTGGACACTTTGGATTATTAGCACTGTTATTGGTAGTGCAGAACCTAAATACACTCGTTATGATGTGTACGATAACAAAATGAGTTGTCAGATAGAATGGCATCTTGTTACTATGGACTTTACAGAAAATGAAATTGCGTATTGCGAAGGACCAGAAGATTGAATTTTAAAAGAGAATTGTCAGATAAAGATCAAAAATTGATCGACGAATGGCTGAAGAAGAACAAAGTAACCGAATGCGAAGCAGGACAATACACCGATCCTGAAGAGATTGAATACACATTTAAAGTTGGTAAAAGAGGAAAGTCAAAATGAGTTTTGATTGGTTACGCATACACAAATGGGAAGAAAACATCGAAGCACAAGTAACAGACAGTGTATACGATTATGTTTGCGAATTTTACGGTATCGATGATGTTGAAGAACTTACACAAGAACAATTGTCGGAAATTGAATCATTTAGAGAAGAACTAAACGACTATAGTGTAATGCAAATTGGATTTAGTAACTTAATTAGTCATATGGACACAGTACTCTGGGAGAAAGAAAATGGGTAAGAAAATTTATATTCGTGGTAGTAACTACGGCGGTGAACTAACTATTGGAACAATAACACCAGAGTTTGTTACATACTGGCAAGGACGTGATGAAGATGAACTTATTGAACATTTACAAGCACTAGAAGATTGGAATGGGGACGGAGAAGGACTTGACCCAGACAGTCCTGATATTTTAGAGGACATGGAATACTACAACAGTTGGTATGAAATTGATGATATTATTCATGACACTAGCAGTAGTGGTTTGGAACTAATGGCGTTCGAATTAGACGATGATAATGAAATTGATTGGGACAAACGTGTAGATTTTGATCCGCATCAACTTTACTCACGTGAATGCTACACACAAGAAGAACCACAAGACGAAGAAGACGAAGACGATAGCGTACCAGTACTAATGTTTTACAGTGCAGAAAAAGGTGAGTTCGGCGGATGGATCGTTGAACTAAAAGATGGCGAAGAATTTGATCCTAATCAAGTTGCAGTTTCTGGTGTAGAAACTGATCATGGAGAAATGATTGAGCGACTATGGTACAAAAAAGAAGAAATTGAAAAAGACTATGATTTTGTAGACAGTCGTGGCAAAGGTTATTATGCTGGTGTAGCATGGTTTAACAAGCGTTGGGAAGATAGTCATATGCAAGAAGGCGATGATTATTGGGAAGAAGTTTGGCAATACTATGACGACGAACTAGAAGAAAAACGTGCACGTGCAGAGGAAGAAACAGTTGAAACAGCCCAAGAAAATTGATTTACTTGAACGCCGAGCATTGCGTATTATGGAAGATCATTATGTAGTAACAGGACTCAACTTGTACTTTCGTAATGCACTATACAGAAATTTTAAAACAGACATTTCACATCTCGCAAAACGTCTAGAGCGTGATCACGTTGATCGTGTCAACGTTAAAGGTGCTATTGCATACAAACTAAGGAATATTGATCTTGACAAATAAAGAACCATATTATAAACTAAGTGATAATAACTGGGTCGTTACTGTACAAGAAAACGGTAAAGACAAAGAACTATACATTGAACTGCCACCTGAGGCACTTAATCAAGTTGGCTGGGACGAAGGAGATACACTGCTCTGGGAAGAACTTCCAAGCGGTGCATGGCAAGTAACAAAGAAAGAAGAAGATGAAACTTAGATATAGTGAAGCATTTTACAGTGTACAAGGCGAGGGTAAATACGTAGGAGTACCAAGTGTATTTCTACGTACTTTTGGTTGTAACTTTCGTTGCATGAACTTTGGTGTTGATAAAAGCGTTGGAGACCGTTGGGAACAACACGCAGAAGGCAATCGCTACAATGCAGAAGTAAAAGCATTGTTGGATGATGGTATTGTAGAGAAAACAGAAAAGTTTGAAGACTTGCCAATTGTACATACAGGTTGTGATACATACGCAAGTATCTATCCAGAGTTTAAAGACTTTAACAAACTTGCAACTGTAGATGAAGTTGTAGAACACTTGCTTAGTTTGTTGCCAGAAGGCAAGTGGACTATGGATAATGGACAGGATGTACATCTTATTCTAACAGGTGGCGAGCCATTACTTGCTTGGCAGCGTTTGTATGTCGAGTTATTTGAACACCCAGGTATGCAGGATCTTAAAAATGTCACAATTGAAACCAACACTACACAGCATCTACACGATGACTTCTACAATTACCTCAACGGTCACGAAAGAATTCAACTCACTTTTAGTTGCTCACCAAAACTATCCGTTTCGGGCGAGTCTTGGGATGATGCTATTAAGCCTGATGTTGCTAGTCAGTATTCCCTTGTTGATGGTAGCGATATGTACTTTAAGTTTGTTGTTGCTGATCAAGACGATGTTGATGAAGTTGGTAGAGCAGTTGACACCTATCGTGAAGCAGGCGTGGATGTACCTGTATACCTCATGCCGCTTGGAGGGCGCAGTGAAGAATACACGCTCAACGTACAAGAGGTGGCGAACCTCTGTATGGAACGAGGGTGGAGGTTCTCACCTAGACTCCACATCAGCCTATTCGGAAATGCCTGGGGAACTTAAAGAAGTTGCAAAGTATAGCAAAGGTATACATACCGAAGAACAATACGAACGTATAAGGAAACAATTATGAGCGAATGGTTTAGACGACTTATCTTCAAGAACACAGGTAAAGATGTGTATGCTAAAGAAGAAGAAACAAAAGAAAATGCACTAGGTCCATGGGTCAAAGTAATTGAAGTACATTTTGATAAAGATAACCCACAACGTGGATACTTTGAACTTGACTGGAACGACGACTTCGTTGGACTACTCGGAGAAGCAGGCTACGCTGGAGAAACACCAGAAGCAATTGTTGACTTATGGTTTAACGACTTGTGCCGTAGCGTAGCACTAGAAGCACAAGGTGAAGATGACATATAATTGCTATGAGACTATGTAATGATCCTACATTGTTCTGTTATGAACATTTAGAAAAAATTTGCAAACATTACGATGCACAGTATGTAGTCGATACTGAGTTTGAGGATCAAGCATATGCAGTGTTTTATAGTAGTAAGCCACATCCAGACAGTAACAGCAGATATTTTGCTATGTACTTGGATTATGAAACACAACAATTATTAGTAACAGATGGCAGTTTTGTAGAGGATCAAGAATTTGCAGGTATCATTGCAGACAATGGAGATATTATCTTCAGTAGGGGAAGGCACGATTATCGGGTTAGCGATGACGAGTCTGTTTGGATTGATGGCGGTCGTGATTATACAAGACGACCATTAGTAAACATAGATAGATTAGTAAGATTAACAGTTCACAAAGGTAGACTGGAGGCATGGTTTGACAACGATTAATGGATGCTGCGGCGATCCTCGTACTGCACATTTCTTAACAGAAGCAACTACACCAGAAGGACATGAATACAGAATTACTATTTCATATTGTAAAACCTGTGGTAGTCAAAAAGCAACATCAAACATAAAACACGTAAAATGAAAGAACACTTTTTGTATCTAATAGATGATCAACTAGCAGTAATTACACGTGAAGAAGCAGTTGCAATTAAACTTATGCATCCAGAAAAAGATGTTTGGAACGCATCTGAGTCACTAGATATGGAACCTGTTTTAATGGACACAGAAAATGACACCTGCAGAGATATTTGAATACAAACAACGTTGGAAGCCAGGTACAACTGTGCGACTGCACAGTGATGTAGTTGACCGTGGAAAAGTTTATTGCAGACGTCAACTTGAACAGCATCAGTGGAGTGTAACAACTTGGACTGGACAATACGAGCATACGTTTCACTTTGAATGTAGCGGTGAAGCATTAAGATTTAAGTTAGCAATGGGAGAATATGCAGACCAATGACAGAACCAGCTACAGATCCTATCATCGGTTTTATTGCAATAGTACTAATACTAATTCCAATTGTTTGGTTTATACGCTGGAGTCATAAAGATCAGCCACAGCCCAAACTAGACTTTGGACCCGAAAAAGATCAGGGCTGGATCTATTATGTTTGGAACTGGCGTACATATGCATTCTATGCACTACTAATTTTTGCTTGTGTATTAGGATTTTTAGATCAAGGCATTGCAGGTATATTTTATGGTGCGTGTCTTATATATGGATTGAAACTACTAGGGAAGTTATTCTAATGATTGGTATACTAGCAGCCATAATTTTACCGCAACTATGCCTAATTGTAGGCTTTATGTTAGGAGAGATAAAATGAAAGATCGTAACGAAATATTAAATGCACTTAAACATGGCGATGTCATCGTAGAGTTTACAAAAGTAAATGGCGACTATCGCAAGATGATTTGTACACTAAATGAAGAAATGTTACCTCCTGCTAAAAAAGATGACAGTGTAACACAGAAAAAAGTACGTGAAGTTAATCCAGATGTTTGTGTTGTATGGGATGTCAATGCAAAAGGATGGCGCAGTTTTAGATGGGAGAATGTAGTCAATGCAGAAGTTGATGTCCCGTTTTAAATACTATATAATGGATACCAAATTGTTTTGGCGACTATGGTTCTGGTGGGGTATTAGGCAAGCCCGCATACGCAGAGAAGCAAGAGAAGCAAAACAAAAGACCATGCCACAATTAGATACAGAACAGTATTGGGAGAAAGTACATAATGAGCGAAATCGTAATTTATAATATACTATTTTGGGTGCCATACATTTGGGTATGCAGTTTACCAGCAAAACTAATGCAACTAGCAATTAACGGTGACGGTAAATGGAACAGCCTAAGTTAATATTACTGTCAGACATCATAGAACAAAAAGTTCGAAAAGAAAAAGAACTAGAGTTCTACACAGCAGAACTAGAAAAACTCAAAGAAAAAATGTATTGGCTTCAGCGTGATATTGATGTCAACAATATAATCATTGACATGATTAAATCTGATGCTATACTAGATGTAAAAGAGAACATGGAAAATAAATTACTAAAGGATGACTCAAAATGACTTACATCTTAGTCGACAGTCTTAATATGTTTTATCGTGCACGTCACGTAGTACGTGGTGATGACATTGAAACTAAAATTGGTATGGCATATCATATTATGTTCAGTGCAGTTAACAAAGCATGGAAAGACTTCAATGGCAGTCATGTTGTTTTTTGCTTTGAAGGACGCAGTTGGCGTAAAGATCACTATGAACCTTACAAGCGCAATCGTAAAGAAGCACGTGATGCACTAAGTCCACGTGAACAAGAAGAAGATCGTGCATACTTTGAAGCATTTGATGAACTAAAAACATTTATTGAAAAGCGTACTAACTGTACTGTGCTGCAGCATCCTACTTGTGAAGCAGATGACTTTATTGCACGTTTTATACAAAATCATCCTAATGATGAACATGTTATTATCAGTAGCGACAGTGACTTTTATCAGTTGCTTGCTAACAATGTTAGTCAGTATAATGGTATTACTAATCAACATATTCGTTTAGACGGTGTGTATGATGATAAAGGCAAGCCTGTTGTAGATAAGAAAACTAAAGAACACAAAATTGTAGGTGATCCCGAATGGCTACTGTTTGAAAAGTGCATACGTGGTGATACTAGTGACAACATCTTTAGTGCATATCCAGGTGCACGTAAAAAAGGCACAAAGAATAAAGTAGGACTACTAGAAGCATTTGAAGATAAAAACGACAAAGGTTTTAATTGGAATAACTTTATGCTACAAAAGTGGGTCGATCACGAAGGTGTAGAACATCGTGTACTAGACGATTATCAACGCAATCGTGAACTAATTGATCTTACAGCACAGCCTACAGAAATTAAAAGTGTACTAGACGAAACTATTGTTAATCAAGTACAACGTGTTCCTGTAAGCGGAGTCGGTATTCATTTTATGAAGTTTTGTGGTAAACATGATTTACAAAGAGTAAGTGCACAGGCAGAGGCTCATGCTGAGTATCTAAATGCCGCTTATTAAAGTATGTCGTGCAACAATACCGCACGGCATTTTAACAACAAACTTTGAAGTAGAAGACGTAGTTGATACGTGGATTAAATCAGGCAAAGGAAAGTGGGTTAGTGAGAATTGTAAAGCATTAACAACCGAAGTTAATGATAGTTGGGCAGATGGTTCATTAGCAGTTACTATAATAGCAGACTTTACAAGAGAACAACACATAACCTATAAACTTATGTGGTTACATGAATTATAAAGCAAAACCAGTATTAGAAAATAAGTTTTGGATCGTAGAATCCAACGGTAGTAAAATCGGAACACTTAAGGCTGTAAAAGATAAATATATATTGTACAATAGCTATAATAACTCAGAAACTGTTTATGACGATCTAGATAATTTTGTAGTTGAAGAAAAAAAGTCAAAGACCTTTATTAACGAAACTGTTTATGGTTATCCTGCTAATACTGAACAAGCACACGACATTGACCTACTAGATAATGTGCCAATATATAAAAAAACGCCAACATCGAGCGTATATTTTGCGGCAGGATACTACGGATTAAAGTTTCCGACGATTGGATGGAGACATGCATATTGCCCTAGAGTTAAAACGCTAGAAACATATGACTGGATCGGACCTTTTAAGAACGAATCGGACATGAATCTGGCTATTAAGCGTAAAGGGCAAGAAAATGAAATATCTAATAACTAGTGTTTTAGTATTATTATCTTCTAATGTGTTTGCACAAGACAGTGATAAAACATATTTTTTCACTAGATCTGAATGTTGGCCAAGTGAAAAATTCATGCAAATGGTTATGACCAGATGGGGCGAAGATGCACTGTTTACTGGAACTAGCATGACTTTCAGTCAAGATGGTAAATCATATCAAGGCGGTATGATGTTTTTTGTAAATCAAGATAGCGGTACATGGACATTAGCAAATTTATATGCAGATGGTACAATTTGTATACAAAATGCTGGTACTGATTTTTCTCCTTTTAGCGTAGACAAATCTAAAAAAGGAGACAAAAGTTGAAATGGTTAGTAGTAGTGTTGTTTGCAACACCGGGTCAGGATCTTTATATTTTTACAGATCCAACATTTGAAACAAAACAGGAGTGCGATACAAGTATACGTGATCCTGAACAAGTTCCAAAATACATAAAGAAACTTTCACAAGAATACTTGCACTTACCTCCTATTCGTGCAGTAGGGTGTATTGAAGAACAAGAAATGAAAAAGATTTTGGAAGGCAAAGGCGCTTAATTCTGTACTACTTTAATAAATATATTAAAGCAGTATAGAAAGAGTGACAATGGCTAGACCTAAACCAAAGATTTTAATGGAGTGGACAGACCCCAAAACATTCCGTAGTGAACAGTTGTTAGATGCAGATGCAATATATGCAGTATTCCACGACGGCAAACCAATCAACTTGCGTAGTTTAAATAGTTTATCAAATTACCCCGGGCCTAAGTATAAAAAAGTATCGTTTAGCAATAGCGGACATGCATTCAACTTAGCGGAACGCTTGAACAAGTTATACAAAACAGATAAGTTTGAAGTAGTAAAACTCACACAAGGTGAGGTAATAAAAGAAGATGACACCGGACTTTTATAACAGTGTATTAGCACATGCTAAAACAATGGAATACGGCGACCGAATGTCTCTAAGAAATATCTTTAAAAATTATAGAAACGGCAAGGGCCTCAACTTAACAAAGTTTGGGGTCGCTGTTTTGAATGACATGGGCTTCGAAAGTGAACACTTTATGCTTAATGTAGAACCAAAATTTAATGCACATTTACGCATATTGTTAGACAGATATAACAAATATCCTTATTACATTAGCAGACGTGAATTAGTATTGTATGGAAGTGAGGATCGCATGTTGTACAAACTGTATGGACATGACTTAACTGCTTGGGTTGAACACATGGAAGAAAATATGAAAGAAGAGGGAGGCTGAATTTTCATTGTTATGATCTTTCAGCCTTCAAGGCCGT